CAGAGATAGTGAGGGTCACTTAGTATTACCAAAAGGTAAAAGAGTTAATTCTAATTTTACTGTAAAATATTATGATAATATGCTTGGAACTTACATAACAAAATCAGGAACAAATGTGAGAAATGGGATCTCTAATTATGTTCATGAAACAAGATTAAATGATGATAAAAGATTTATATTTATTCTTAAAAATGATTATCTACAACAATTCCTAAATGATTTTAGAGATATAATGATATATGGTAAATCATCACAATTTGTGAATGATACAACAGTTCAAACAGAAAATTTAAATATATCCATGCCATAAAAAAAGGGAGGTTGCCCTCCCAAGTGTTTTAGTTTTCAGCGAGTCGTTGGAAATACGATAGCGTATCGTCATCTTCAATTTCACTTGAACTTGAAGCAACAGATGCGACTGTCTCTCTTGTTTCTGCAACAGGAGTTGTAAACTCTTCGTCTTCAACTTCTGAATCTTGAGCAACTGGTTTTGCACCTCTCTTACCAAGAACATACTCTAGACGAACTTTAAGTTCATCGTATGTCTTGAACTGATCTGGAGCAACAAACTCAGAAAGAGATAACTCTTTCTTCCAGATTGATTCCATTGCATCATCATCATCTAATAATGGTGATACTGATGCAAACTCACTAGAGTCATAATTACGATATCCGGCAACATTCTTTGCCTTCAATTTGAAGTTAGCACCCTGCCAGAAATCGAATGGATCGATTGCTTCTTCATCCTCGAACTCAGGTTGCATTGCTGCAGTAAGTTTATCAAAGATTTTCTTACCATATTTGTATAAGAAAGTCTTACCTTCATTCTCAGGATTTGCAGGATCTTTCACAACATAGATGTTGGAAATATAGGTCAATTTGCGTTTCTGCTTTCTTGCCATTTCCTTACCGGCATCAGTTCCATTATTCCACAACTGGGAATTGTATTCTGACACTGGGTCTTTTTGACCTAATGTGGTCAAACTGTTCTCAATATACCATCCACCTGAGCCTTGAAACGCATGTGAATATAATTTAACGAACGGAAGATCTTCATTCTCAGGTGCAGGTAGAAAACGAATAACAGCATAACCGTTACCACTTTTGTCTACATCGAGTTTCCAGAGACGATCATCTCCAGAAGCACCGTTATTGTTCATCTTCTCCACTTCTTTAACTAACTTTGCAGTTAAAGAACCTAATTTAGATTGCTTTTTTAGATTAGCAAACGACATTGGATTACCTCGGATTTAATTGGATTTTGGTAGATTTACTTTAATATTATAACAGATTCATACTAAATGTCAATAGACAGTCTCAGTGTTTCAACTGTCTTTGAAATATTATCGAAAAATGTATTCATATCCATACTTGGTGGAAAACCCATCAATGCTATGGATGATTTAAGTGTGTTTAAAAGTTCTCTTGCTTCAGGATCATCAGATAGTGATAATCTTGCATACATGATCTTTTGTTTTTCGAGTAATATAGTCAATTTATCAACGTGCTCCAACTGGTTCTCACGAGTCATGTTAGGAAAATTCATTGTGCTCGAATAGATCTCTTGTTGAAGTTGATTTATTTCATTCAAATCTTCACGAACCAATTCGGACTCAAAAAACTTACCCATTTACTGTTTCTCTTAGAACTTTTTTATATTGTAACACATCTATATTTATGAAAGGAGCATACTTTCTAATCTTCATACTTACGGTTTCCCACACAGGATCAGTAAGTTTTTTGTCAAATTGACTACAGAATTCAAATACCTTTTCAAGTATCACAACTGTTTCAAGATCAATATGCTCACCCAAGTACTCTTTAAGTATGGGGGGATGACCATTTGTACAATCAAATAACTCATCAAGAGTGTATTCATCAAACAGTTGTGTAATCTGTTCTTTAAATATGTAACTCAAACTTTGTTGTTTGCGTGACCATTCTGAGTAAGTTCTCTCACCAGAATTAATAATCTCACCAATCCATAAACTTGATGGATTATTTGCGGTCACAAAATTAGATACAAGAAAATCAACAATGTTCTTGTCAGCATATTTTCTTGATGTTTTTTCAAACCAATACTTATCTTTCCTTTTATTAAAGGCAGTTACCTTTGCCCTTGATCTTCCTCCATATTTAAAGTAATCATACTTTGAACTGGAAAAATGATTTTTGATTGAAAGATATGTCTGGTAGGTTTCAAAGGGTGTCACTTTCATCGTCAGTTTCTTCACTTTCTAATTCTGTAATTGAATCGACAGGAACTTCATGTTCACCTATCATATACCAATGTTGATCCATACCAATACTATCTGGTCTTACACCAAGATACTTGAGGTCAGAAAATGAATGCTCACGAAGCATTGCTTGTAATCGATGATGGATTAATTCAGATTTAGATACTTGCATCATAACGGTAGTCTCGCACGAGTTGTTTTTTTCATGTAGTTGAGACGAGTTGCGTCCCACTTTAGTCTTTCCTTGAGTGATTTGGAAATGAGTTTCGTTACTGATTCTATCTCAAGACTGTTACTTTCGCAATAGTGGCAGATTGCATCAATGTAATTGATTTTTTCCTCCGCAACTATTTTTTCAATTTCGATAGCAAACTTCTGAGGTGTCAGAAACTTCTTCTCAATGGCCTTCTCAAGTTCTTTATTGGGTTCCATAGAGCTCCAGTTTATCTTGAACAAACTTTCTAATATATTCTCCGAGTAGTTTGATGTACTTTCCTTTGTCGTATTCTTCATAGACGATACATTCTCCGTTTTCACATGACATAATAATTACTAATTTTTTAATTGATATTCCCGTCAATTCATAAAGCATACAACCATATGCCATTGCCTGAACAAAATAATGTTCGATCCAGTCTCTGGGTTTTGGTTTTGCTGATGTCTTAAAGTCAATTATTGCTAACTCTCCGTTATACTCTGCGATACAGTCAACAGTTCCAGCAATACCTAATTGTTTGCTATAAAGTGAACCTTCTAATGAGTGAATATTATCTATCTTACCAAGTGTGGATTTAGAGATCTTGAATAAGAACTCAGAGATAGGTTTCACTTCTGGTAAATTATCATTCTTCAGATAAAACTCTGTAAGTGTATGATAGTCTGTACCGCGAGTTGTTGCAGCTTTTGTAATTTTATCTGCTTTTTCGTCACCAACCTTTTTTCGCCACTTAACAAATATTTCTTTATTAAAATGACTCGTAACTGATGTGATTGAAACTAACTTAAGTAGTTCATCCTCATCAGGTACAGAATAATAACGAACTCCATCAATTGTTTCTCTCGAAAGTTTTGGAAGATCAAGTTCTACATGATTAAACATTACATACCTAACTGCATTTTTGCGACAAGATATTCTTTAACAAGTCCGGATCGAACTATGTCCTCAAGACCAAATTCAATAATATCGAATGATGGCATTGTGCGAACTATCTTTAGGAAATCCATGATTCCATTTTTTTCATTGGTCTTTTGTAAATCTGTCTGAGATGCGTCACCACAGAAACAAATTTTACTATTTTCACCAACTCTTGTTATTATACTATCTAATTCATGAAAATTCAAGTTTTGGAATTCATCAACTATAACAATACAATTATCAAGTGTTGTTCCCCTCAAAAATGAGGTGCTCCAGAACTTAATTGTTTCCTGAGCCTTGAGATTACCATAGAGCATTTCAAAGTCTGCATCTGATGGCATCTGGAACATATATTTTACCATATTTTTGTATGGTATTTGATATATATCAGCTTTATCTTCATGGTCTCCGGGAAGAAATCCAATCTCTCTACATGCAACAAGAGACCTTACAAGATAGATTCTCTCATATGGTGTAGTTTCATCTAAAACATCAACTAACGCATTGTAGAGGGTTATAAAGGTCTTACCAGTTCCTGCAGCACCATAAGCAACAATATGCTTATGTTTGTAAGATTCAAATAACTTTTTCTGATTACCTGTAAGAGGTTCTACATCAATTAGATAATCTGCATTTAGAGGTTTCTTTCTTTTAAATTGTTTCGCGGTCAATCCAACACCAATCGGTTGATCGGAAGTTCTTTTCTTTCTAGGCATTATAGTTTTTGTACTAAACGAGGATCTTTTCTATTTCCATGACTCTTCGCTGCTTTTGCTAATACATCATTCCAGCCGGGTGCTTTCTTTCTTAACTTATCTTTCCACTCTCCAACCTCACCAACTCCGGGCATTGTCGCTGGATCGGAATAATCTCTTGTCCAATCGGGATTATCTTCTGTCCATTTATCCCAATCATGAACACTCATTGATACTTCTTTTTGCTCACCGGTTTCTTTGTGAACAACTGGATAGGTCGCCATAATTTGATTTTAGATGTAGTTATTTAGACCCATTGTAGGGCTTCTGATACGATAGGAAACTGCTCAATAAAAACAGATCGACATGATTCTGCAATGTCCATATGTTCCTTCTGAGTACCGTGTGCAGTCCTCAGATCAATGTAATGTATCCATGATCTGCAAGAACCTGTCATGTAGATTCTTGTTGGTGTACACAGTGGTAAAACCATTCTAGCACACTCTTTCGCAACTCCTTCTTCAATCATCTGATTATACAATGCTTGAGAAGAACTAAACAAAGTTATCATCTGTGCTTCTAATTTTTGTTTTATAAATGGATCTAAATCATCAATACTATTCTGACGATTTTTCTTATCTTGTCTTCTCAAATCTGGTAGTTTAATATTACCTAATTCATTACTTTGTGCGTATCTCTGTGAGAACTCTTGAAATGTAAAAGAACGATGTCTTAATATTTGTGCTGCAATCGCTCTTGTAGTTTCAATCTCAAGTGTCATTGATGACTGTTCAAAAACAGACCAATGATTATGTTTAATACAATATCTTAGTAATCCTGCATATTTGGGATTATCTTGATTTTCTGGATTAGAAACTCTGGCAATATGTGCCATTGTCTTCTCCGCATCCGGAGAAACACTTACTAGTTTTATGGTCATGAACCAAAACCTCTTTTAAGTTTAGTATTTAGATTATTCATTTCTTTCTTCACGACACGTAG